GTAAGACAATTAATTGGTATGATAATGGTAGAAGACCTATGAATGCTGAAGTCGGAGATGTTATTGAAGGTCTTAAGATATACTTTGGCAAAATAGACTATAAAGCTTCTAACATTGTAGTAGTGCAAACACAACTAGATATTTTTAATCAATAAACAAAATAACAAAATGGCTAACAAGGACAACAAATGCGCAGATCTTAATACATTAGATCAAAAATCAAAAGATTGGGACTTTATTTTCAATTTACAAAAGAGCACACAAGAGAACACTTACGGATTTAAGTTTGATAGTTTATCATTAGAAGAACTATCTAAATTCTGGTGTGTTAATAAGCATGCCCTTGACGATGAGATATGTGAGATGTTCGATGCATTAGGTGGTATCGATGATGGAATTGGTAATGCAGCATGGAAATACTGGAAAGCTGACCATGAAAAAGCTAAAACGATGAAGGTAGAAGATCTTACAGATAATGATCTTAAAGAATTAAAGTTTGAAATTGTTGATGCGTTTCATTTTTTGATTAATTTTGCTGTAAGTATCAACATGTCTGGTAGTGATCTTTTCAATATGTTCAAAGCAAAAAACTTGGAGAACATTGCTAGACAAAAAAATAACTACTAATGAGAGATCGTAAATTCCAAGGGATATGGATACCTAGAGATGTGTACCTTAACACAGATCTAACATGGATAGAAAAGATACTACTTATAGAAATTGACTCTCTTGACAAAGGTAGTAAAGGATGCTTTGCATCTAATGATTACTTTGCAGAGTTCTTAGGAGTGTCTAAAACACATATATCAAAATCAATCAAACATTTGATAGAGTTGAACTTCTTAGTACTTAAGTCATTCAATGGTAGGATCAGAATACTAAAAAGTGCGTTGAACTCTACTTCAAAGCAGAGTTGTACTGAGGTTCAAAGCAGAGTTGAAGCTAAGGTCAAAGCAGACTTGAACTCTACTTCAAATCCTAATATAATAGTAAAGAATAATAAAACAAATACTAAAGAAATAGGTAAACCTATTTTATCCAAAAAGACAGGTAAGCCTAATAGTTTTGAAGAGGTTCAAGAATACTTCATACTAAAAAGTAGTGATAAATTTGTAGCATTAGACTTTTACGAATACTATGAAAACATAGGTTGGAAAGTAGGTAAGAACCCAATGAAGAAATGGAAGTTAGCAGCTAATCGTTGGATGCGTAACAATAAAAACTTTAAGAAACCAAATCCAGATCAAGGGTTATCAGATGTTTACTTCCCAAATCTGCTTGACTTTAATGACGAACAAACCAAAAAACTATTATGATGGTAGGAAAAGAAGAAACACCAGAGCTACTTGAATTTTGCTTTAATGTAATCAATAAGACTCTATTTGAAATGAGTCAGAAACGTGCTGAAAGTGATCGAAAGGTATTAGCTAATATGTTACTAGCAGATGTAATAAAAAGGTACTACACACTTACGAAAGATGAGATCATAAAAGGATTTAGTCAAGGAGTAAGAGATGGAGAAGAAATGAGTATAAACCCTAGAACATGGAACAGATGGCTAAGAAAAGCTAAAATGAATTCTAATGCATATAGGATAAAATTATCACAAGATAATAAAGTACTACTATTGGAAACAACTAAAACACCTAGTGAACTCTCAAACATACAGAGAGAGTTTGTAGAACTTTGTATTGTAGAACCATTTGAACAGTTTGTCGAAGATAACTCCCTAAAGCTTACAGGTATTACAATTGTTTATAAATATCTAGAAAGCAAGGATTTGATTAAATTAGATAACGATAAGAAACTTAAAATGCTTAAAGAAGCAGAGAGAACTATTAAAGCTCGTAGAAAGTTTCATGGTAACGAATATGAAACCTACGATGCAAAGACTATCTGTAGAGAAAAAGTACTAAAAGACTACTTTAGAAAATGGAAAAAAGAACAAGTAAATTTAAGAAAGATACTCCTTTAGATTATGTATTTATTCCAGGTAATGTTCCTAGTAGTAAGAACAGTAGACGTTGGACAGGTAAATACTTTATTGGCTCAAAGCAAACAATGAGGTACTATAAGGAAACTAAAGGATATTGGCTACAAAATAAGAAAAACTTTTTAAAATTACTGAAAGGATCTGACTCACAAAACTCTAAGCCATATAAAATATCTTTTAAGTTCGTTAGAAAAAGTAAACACAAATTTGATTACTTAAATCCAGCTCAAACAGTGCAAGATCAAATGGTAAAATACGGATGGATAGTAGATGATAACGCTCATGAAATGATCCCAGTATTCGAAGAGTTTGAGTACGATAAAAATAATCCTGGAGTATACATTTCAGTGATAAACAAATAACAACATTATCTATTTATAATAAAGAAACTATGATGAACCTAAGGAAAGAAGAAGAATTTGAAGACTTTATCAAGGATCTAACAGATAAAGATCAACCAGAAGAATGTCAAATTGATGATCCAGATTGTGATAACTGTGGTTCGTAAAAACATATTGACAACGTTGAAAAGTGTAACATCAATAGTTATATTTACCTTGTCTACCGACCCATCGGTTTTCTTGGTTTTTAGTTATTTTGTAAAGGGACTCTTGCAACGCGCTTGAGTCCTTTTTTTGTTTTAAAAAAAATAGATATGAAAGGAGTAATAAACAGAACAATATTGGAAGGAATACAGAAAGAACAGTCTATGACTAAAATCAAAAAAGAACTTAAAGAAGTTCATAAGATTACTATTTCTCCAAGTGCATTCAAAATGAGATACAATGCAATTAAACAAAGATTTGACGCATTACTATGAAAAGATTTATGAGATTGCTTTAAAGATCACTAAGAATAACGTCAACGACGCTAAGGATCTAACGCAAGATGTTTGTCTTATAGTATTAGAGTATGATCAACAGAAAATGTCTAAGATCATAGATAATGGTCACTTGATATTTTGGGTAGCAAGAGTAATGCTGAATCAGTATTCTCGATCTAACTCTACCTTCAAAACTAAGTATCACACTTACTTAAGATCAGAGAATGTAGAAATAAATAATTTCGAATACTTTGATGATATAAGTTGGCACCAAGAAAGAGAAAACAAATTAGAGTTTATTAATTCAAAACTGAAAGATCTTCACGAGTACGACAAGATCTTATTTCAGATTTATTTCTCTTCAGGTAAAAGCATAAGAAAACTATCTAAAGAATCTGGGATCTCAGTTACTTCGATATACACTACATTAAAGAACGTTAAAAACTATTTAAAAGATGAAGTTGAGAACGAGTACGAGGAACTTACAAGATAGATTAGAAACTTGTAAGAAATGTAAACACTTTAGAAAGTCAGTAAGTCAATGTAAGAAGTGTGGTTGCTTTATGAAGATCAAAGCAGCAATAGCTTTTACAAGATGTCCTATAGGAAAGTGGGAAAGAGAGCATGAAATTACAAATGATCAACTAGCTATATTAAGAAGAATACTTAATGAACTAAAAGGAACAAGAGTAGACAAGGAGCAAAACGTAGGTCTAACCAATCTATATAATGAAATTTTTGGAATGAAAAAGTCAGTAAGTAGTTGTGGTAGTTGCGTTAAGCAGTTGGTAGATGATTTAAAAAAGGTATTAGAAGGATATGAAAAATGAACAAAATAGAACAACGCGCGCGAAGGAGCAAGTCATTGAAGCACTTAAGAAGTCACTAGGAGTAGTTACGCACGCTCTAGGACGTTGTAATCTTAGTCGAACTAATTACTATAAGTGGTTAAAAGAAGATGAAGAGTTTGCACGTGAGGTAAATGAAATACAGAATGAAGCTTTAGACTTTGCAGAGACAGCATTGTTTGATCAAATACGAGATGGTAATACACAAGCAACAATGTTCTATTTAAAGACTAAAGGCAAAACTAGAGGTTACACAGAGCGTAGTGAGCTAGATATATCATCACAAGGAGAAAAGATAAACAAAATAGAAGTAGAAATTGTCGACACTAAAGGTACAAACGAGTAACGTATTTCATAGAAACTATGGAGCACCAACCAAGATTGTGGTAAACCAAGGTGGTACACGATCAGGTAAGACCTACTCGATAGTTCAGTTACTTATTGTGAAATCTTTTGAAGAAACAAACTGTACGTTCTCTATTGTCAGAAAGTCGTTACCAAGTTTAAAGCTATCGGTAATGCGTGACTTCTTTGAAGTACTAAACAAACTAGAGTTATATGACGAAACTTGTCACAATAAATCTGAGAACACTTATAAGCTAAACAATAATCTATTTGAGTTTATTTCTTTGGATCAACCACAGAAGAAGAGAGGTGCTAAGAGACAATACCTATTCTGTAATGAAGCCAATGAACTTACATGGGAAGACTTCTTTCAGTTGTTAGTTAGAACCGAGAAAAAGATCTTCATAGATTATAACCCTTCTGACACACACCACTGGATATATGATAAAGTACTAACTAGAGATGATTGCACATTCATACAGTCAACCTATTTAGATAACCCTTTCTTACCAGATGAGTTAGTAAAAGAGATTGAAAGACTTCGAGAAACAGATGAAGACTATTGGAAGATCTACGGATTAGGAGAACGTGGTTTTTCAAAAGCTACAGTATTCCCTAAAGTCACGATAATAGGTAAGGTACCAGAGCACGCTAAGTTAATCAGTACAGGATTAGACTTTGGGTATACTAATGATCCCACAGCTATGGTTGAAGTATACGAATACGAGGATAAATTAATCTTTAACGAATTACTATATGAACGAAGACTCACTAACTCTGACATTGCTAACCGAATGGATGTTTTCGGGATTGATCAGCGAAGAGCTGTATTTGCAGACAGTGCAGAGCCTAAATCCATTGAAGAATTATATCGCTTAGGTTATAACGTGAAAGCTTGTGTGAAAGGTAGAGACTCTATAAATATAGGAATTGATCTACTTAAACGATTTAAACTAGAAGTCACATCATCAAGTAGTAACATTATATCTGAGTTCAATAACTATAAGTGGCAAGAAGACAAGAATGGCTATTTACTTAATAAGCCTATAGATAATTATAATCACGCTATAGATGCAATAAGGTACGCTGTCACTATGGTCAAGTCCAAGCCTAATGTAGGTAAGTACAGTTTGAGATAAAGAAAAAATATTTCAAAAAAAATGCACAAAAGTTTTTCAGTTAATCGAGATTGTGTATATTTACATATCTTAAATAACTAAAAACAACTACATTATGACTACATTCAAACTTACACCGACACAAAAAAGAGAGTTACTAGCAGGTATTATAACTCACAAGATAAAACACAACCAAGATATTATTCCTTACGTTGGTAGAAACTTAGGAGACTTTAACTACCTAGATTTATTAGAAGAATTCTACATTGAACCATTTGTATCAAGAGAAATTGCAGATCTTTATTTAGCTTCTAAGTATAAACAACAAGAAGTAGTTCCTCAAAACGGAAGGAAGTACAAATATTTAACAGATATGGAAGGTCAAGTATTCGACTTTTTATTAGATGAATTAGCGATGTGGATCGGAGGAGAAGATTATTCACCAGTAGATACTCAAGATATTGTTGAAGGAACTGGAATTCCAGCAAATAAATTAAGAGGAGTTTTGTCTTCACTAGAACAAAAGAATATATTAGAAAATTACGAACACGATAATTCAGAAAACTCAAACAAAAGAAACTGGATAACACTATGGCTTTTCGTTAATCAAGTAGAGTTATCAAGAGAAGATCTAATCAAAAAAGTATCTTAATATGGAGGAGCTAAATGCTCCTTCTTTTTTTAACTATAAACTAAATACCATGACAAATGTATACGCAATGATCCTAGTAGTTGTCGCAGTAGCAGCAGTTAATATCTACTATTCAAAATATTTCTATGATCACGAGGAGTAAAGAAAGACATGAAAGGTGGTGAAATTGGCAGACA